AAGTAACATAAACCCAAATAGACCGCAAAGAGGCAAAAGGTCTGTGAGATTATCAGGAGAAGCGTCTCCGCAAGAAATACCTCTAACTGCTGGCACGGTGGTATTGATTGCCAACGGCTCTGGAACAACCTTTACATTGGCTAATGGTCAAGAAGGACAGATGATGGCCTTTGTGGCAAGTTCAGATGGTGCAGGCAACATAAACGATATTAGAGTAAATTGTAGAGCAAGATACGCATTTGACAACAGCGGCGTAAGAATCACAGGTGCCAGTAGCACGGCAGAATGGGCACCATTCAATGTTACACAAGAACATTCAATGGCTTGGGCAGTATTCACAGAAGGCGAATGGTGTTGGAGTCAAGGCACCAACGAAGAATAAGGAATAGGCAATGGCAGACTTACAAAAAATACTAAACACTTTTTCAAAACTAGGTATTGAAAATAAAGGTCTGGTTCCAGATAATCCTATGCAACAAAGTAGTGCTTTAAAAGAACAATACGGAAATAATAACACAACAGATCCAAATGCACATGCACGTATGGTAGCAGAAAGCATTAAAGGAAAACATATTCCTGGTGTAAGTGATACTAGTGCAAGTGATATGGCCGCACTAGCAGGTATAGGTAAACCAACACAACGTCCGCAACCAGCAAATCCAAATCCTAATATATCAATAGCACCTACACAAACCGTGGACAAATGGGCAGAAGTTGATTCTAGATTAAACAACATTGAAACTAAACTTAACACTATTTTTGAAAGTATTCAAAAACTAACAGAAATTAGCGATGAAGATTATCGTGCTAAACGTAAAGCACTACAGGATATTCAAGCAGATCCTAACACAAACAAGGATCCTGAATTGAAAAAAGAACTAATGCGTCGAAAAGCACAATTAGAAAAAGAACGCAAAGAAACAACCAAAGAATCACTTGAAAGAGGATTTGCCAGTTTTTTAAAAGAGTTGGAGGGTAAGTAAATGACTGAATGTAAATGCGAAAATTGCGGATGCAATCATCACTGCGGTAAAGAGTGTGAAAAGTGTGCTAATGATGTTTGCACAACTTGTAAATGCGAACACTGCAAAGATGAAAATTAAAGAAGTAGTAGATTATTTCTACGGACTAGATCCTGCTCACATGTCCTATCGACACAAGGTAGGAGACATATATGGTAAAAAGAATTTAAAAATTCCAAGAGCAAAACTTCACAAATCCAAAAAAGTAAAATCAAAGCCTAGTAAAGCATAATTACTATTATGAAAGTTACTAGCATTCCCGGCATGGGAAAATACGGTGTTTATATTGATGGCTTAAAAGCCAAAGATATAGACGATGACCTATGGTTAGAAATAGGATCAATACATCTACAAAGCCTTGTAACAATTATACGTGATATAGATTTTACCATAGACGAATATTCTAAAAGGATTCTTCAATGGGGTAAACACGTTGATCTATTTGAAATTCATTTACAAAAAGAATACAATACCAAAGATGTAACAGCACTGTTACGTAATGATAATATTAACGGTAAACAAGTAAATCCTGAAGATAAAAAGTGGGTTGAAACTGTTTTGAATTACTGCGAAACCGATGAAGTTATGCGTGTTAGCGGAATGAAAGATGCAAACGGAAAACCAATCGGTATGTTCGCAGAAGGCGAACTTCTTTGGCACAGTAATGAAAGTGCTAATCTAAATCATACTCCGGGTGTTAGTTTATTAGGTGGAACAGGAATGACCAAGAGTTGCACCGGATTTGTTACAACTGCTGAATGGTATGAAAATCAAACAGAAAGTTTTAGAAGTGAACTTGATCAAATCATTATACAACATAGATTCACTCCGGGAAAAATAAATCCCGGATTAAGAGCAGAGCAGGATTATGTTGTTCAAAAAAATATGTGCCCTGAAGATAGTTATATACCTTTGGTTATCAAATCACCATATGGACACAAAGGACTGCATTATTCTGTAAACACGGTTTATGGAGTAAAAGATATGAAGCAAGAAGAAGCACAAAAACTTTTTGATTACATAAACAGCACACTGTTCACCGACGAATACATATATGATCACTGGTATCAAAACGATAACGATTTATGTTTGTTTGATAATAGCATTACATTACACAGACGGTTGGGTAGCACAGATAATCGACTTGCTTATAGAATACAGTATGACTACGGAAATCTTATAGAAAATTATAATCCATACATCTTAGAACCTTTTGCTAGTGAATATAGAAAAAATAAAGACAGCATCAATCAAGTATTATCTAGTAGAAATCAATAAATACGTACATAAACAAAAAAAGGATTTTTATGGCGTTTCTAGTACACAATCTTCCACCCATCGAAGTTTTTGTTAAAAAAGAATATCTGTACGACCATCAAAAGGGTCACGGAGAACTCACTCCTGGTATGTGGATTAGTATTAGAAGCATACAAAGCAAAGCACTTTACTTTGAAACTTTACTAGTTGAATACGGTGCTTTATATGATAAGTTACCTATATCAGCATTTGTATGGAAGAAAGACTACGACAAAGACAATCAACTTCCACTAGACACATTACAAATTTGGGATTGTTTTGATTACGACATCACAGTAATTAAAAAGCCTATGCTATGCGATTGTGAATTCTTTGGCAAGGATCGCAAAATGCACAAAGGTGAGTATATGTTTACACTAGACACCTGTCACGCACAACATTCGACACTTGATATAAATTTTGCAGAACATGACCCAGAACATAAAACATTTAATATTATTAAATTAAACAACGGACAGTTTGCGGCACAACCAAACAACAGGGTAGTGTTTACAGATCAAAGTTTAATTCCAACAGAAAGAAAGACACCAGATTTTAAAGTATGCACACAGAACTACACAGTGGAGAACAATCCTAAATGGAGCGTTGGACACACGGATGAATGGGCATACAAAGATAAAGGCGAGGGATTGAAGGATTGACTTTAGAGGATGTCAAAGATGCATATAAAATCTTTTGGCAAGTAAAAGGTCATTTAAACACATCGCACGAAACAATACTAAGTTGTAAAGAATCTTATTTTAAAAGATTATGGTACAACGAAGAAGCATATATACACCAAGACGGATTTGAAGAAGCATGGCAAACGATAAAATCAAAATTAAAAGAACAATAGAGTACAACGGTCCAAATAAAAGAGACTATTTTTTAGCAGATTTATTAAAAAAATTTAATCCTACCCTAGGATGTGAAGTCGGAGTACGCAACGGTCGTACTACATTTTATTTGCTTAATACATTTATTAATCTAAAAATGTATGCTATTGATTATGATATTAAATTATTTTACAAAGACAATATAATATTAAAGTACGGACCTCGACTAAAAGCAATACAAGGACATAGTCATCATGTACACGATCAAATTGAAGATAACAGTTTAGACTTTGTGTTTATTGATGCTGGTCATGATTACAATAGTGTAAAAGGTGATATAGAATACTATACACCTAAACTTAAATCAAACGGATGGTTATGTGGACACGATATGGATTTTCCTGGTGTAAACAAAGCAGTAAACGAATTGCTACCAAACAACCATCATATTGGCCCAAACAATGTTTGGTTTACGTGCTTAGACAAATCGGTGCCAATTCCGTTTAAAGTTCTTGACAACTAGCATAAATCTATATACAATATAAAAATTATTAACAAAGGAGACTCACATGAGTGATAGAACTTTTGGCGCGGAAGAAAAAGCCAAATTGGTCCAAATTGTAAATGAAGGTGTAACTGTACTAACTGAAGTGCAAGACCTACAAGAAGGATTACGTGATACTGTAAAAGCAGTAGCAGAAGAACTAGATATTAAACCAGCACTGATCAACAAAGCAATTAAGATTGCACAAAAAGGTGAATGGCAAAAAGCAGTTGATGAGTTTGAAGACTTAGAAACCATCATTGTTACTACAGGCAAGGACAAAGTCTAATTTTGCAAAAAGTAAAAGACTTTTGGATAAACTCTTACAGGAGTGATAAAATAGCATTTTCATTTGAACTTGTTAGTTTTATCTTTACGGTTGGAGCAAGTATGACGTTGGCTTTTAACGCAAGAGATCCTAATATGATGGTAGTTTATCCTGGATTCTTTATTGGTAGCATTACGCAAGTTTATGCTAGTTGGCGCAGAGGTGCCGCTTGGATTATGTTGTTAACTTCATATTTTGCTTGTGTAAACGTATTTGGATTTGGTGTAGCCGCAGGATGGTGGTAAATGCTTTCATATATCACTAAACCCTGGCATAATTGGTTAGCCATAATTATATTAGGAATTCTAGAATTAACCTTCATAGGATTCTTTATTTGGACTTTGGTAAAATAAATTAATTAAAGGCTTGATTTTTTTAGGCACAGAACGTATAATAGTAAATAATGTTGAAGAAGGTCAGTCGGCCATAAACGACATAATTGGTTTTTGCCAGCCGCAAGTGGCATATATAGGAGAAGATATTGAGTTACGTAGATGCACTCTGGGATCGTGATAAAGACATTATCAAGGTTGTAGAGAGAAACAAAAAAGGCGAACGTGAGTTTCGCGAATTCCCCGCAAGATATGTATTTTATTATGGCGATGCTAAAGGCAAGCAAAAAAGTACCTTTGGCGATAGCGTCAGTCGTGTTGTTTGCAAAAGTTGGAAAGACTTCTTAAAAGAACAAAAGATTAACAAGCACCGCGGATTATTTGAAGCAGATATCAATCCTGTATATAGATTACTAGAAGAAAACTATCTTGGACAAGATGCACCAAATCTAAATGTTGCGTTTTTCGATATTGAGGTAGACTTTGATCCAGAACGTGGGTACAGTTCACCGGAAGATCCTTTTACGGCCATTACTGCAATCACAGTACATCTACAATGGCTTGATAGCCTTATTACACTAGCACTTCCGCCCAAAACACTTACTATGGAACAGGCGAAAGAAGAATGTAAGGATTTTCCTAACACATATCTGTTTGAAACTGAAGCCGAAATGCTCGACACGTTTTTGGACTTAATTAAAGACGCAGATATTTTATCAGGTTGGAACAGTGAAGGTTATGATATTCCATATACCGTAAACCGTATTACTCGTGTTCTTTCAAAAGAAGATACAAGACGTTTTTGTTTGTGGGATCAATATCCTAAGAAAAGAACATATGAAAAATATGGAAGAGAGCAGGAAACCTATGACCTAATAGGCAGACAGCATTTAGACAGTCTTGAACTTTATCGTAAATATACGTATGAAGAAAGGCACACTTATAGACTTGATGCCATTGGTGAAATGGAAGTCGGTGAAAAGAAAACTGTTTATGAAGGTACCCTCGATCAACTTTATAACAATGACTTCCGAACGTTTATCGAATACAACAGACAAGACGTTGCACTACTGGACAAGTTGGACAAAAAATTAAGGTTTATTGACTTAGCCAATGAACTTGCTCATGCAAACACAGTTTTGCTACCCACCACAATGGGTGCTGTGGCTGTTACAGAACAAGCAATCATAAACGAAGCACACAGACGTGGTTATGTAGTTCCTAACAGAGTACATAGAGAACCAGGCTCTGCACAGGCGGCAGGTGCTTATGTTGCATATCCTAAAAAAGGATTGCATGACTGGATCGGTTCAATGGACTTGAATTCACTATATCCTTCCGTTATTCGTGCATTGAATATGGATCCGGCAACCGTTGTGGGTCAACTGCGTCAAACACATACAGAAAACTATCTCAGCGAACAAATGAACTTTAAAAAGAAATCATTTGCGGCGGCTTGGGAAGGAAAGTTTGGTAGTCTTGAATATGACTACGTTATGGAACAACGCAAAGATATCGAGATCACAGTTGATTGGGAAAACGGCGAAAGTGATTCGTTAAGTGCCGCGGAAGTTTACAGACTTATTTTTGAAAGCAATCAACCATGGATGTTGAGTGCTAACGGTACTATTTTTACAACTGAGTATGAAGGTATTATTCCTGGACTATTAAAGAGGTGGTATGCAGAACGTAAAGAAATGCAGGCAAAGAAAGTTGCATCACAAGACGCAGGTAACAAAATTGAAACTGCTTTTTGGGACAAACGTCAGTTGGTTAAGAAAATTAACCTTAACAGTTTGTATGGTGCTATTCTTAATCCTGGCTGTAGATTTTTCGATCATCGTATTGGTCAAAGCACAACACTTACCGGAAGAAGCATTGCAAAACATATGGCTTCTAAGGTCAATGAGATTATAACAGGCGAATATGATCACACAGGTAAGAGCATTATCTATGGTGACACTGACTCTGTTTATTTTAGTGCATATACAAGTCTACGTGCTGAAATACAAAAAGGCGATATTCCGTGGACTAAAGAAAGTGTTACACAACTGTATGATCAAATTTGTGAAGAAGCAAACACTACGTTTCCTAAGTTTATGGGCGATGCATTTCATTGTCCTAAGAGCAGAGGGGAAGTTATTGCGGCAGGTAGAGAAGTTGTTGGTATAAAAGGTTTGTTTATTACAAAGAAACGATATGCTGTATTGATTTATGATCTCGAAGGCTTTAGAACAGATACTGAAGGTAAGCCGGGCAAAGTAAAAGCAATGGGTCTTGATCTTAAGAGATCAGATACTCCTGTGTTTATGCAGGATTTCTTAAGTGAAGTATTGTTGGCGGTGCTGACAGGTGCTCAAGAAGATCAAGTACTAGAAATGATTACAGACTTTAGAACAAAATTTAAAGCACGACCAGGTTGGGAAAAAGGTTCACCCAAACGTGCAAATAATATTACTGATTATCTTGCTAAACTTAAAAAGCAAGGTAAGGTTAATATGCCGGGTCATGTAAGGGCAAGTATCAATTGGAATACCCTTAAAGAAATGAACGGTGACAAATTTAGTATGAACATTGTAGACGGTATGAAAGTTATTGTTTGCAAACTAAAAAATAATCCAATGGGATATACTTCGGTTGCGTATCCCACGGATGAACTGCGTATTCCAAAATGGTTCCAAGAACTGCCATTTGCTGACGAAGAAATGGAATCAACCATTATCGACAACAAATTGGATAACTTGATTGGAGTTCTAGAATGGGATATAAAATCAACCGAACAGAAGAATACATTCAATAATTTATTTGACTTTGAATGATTTTCTAAATATAATAGTAATAAGGAACGGAGAAAACTATGAAAGACATATTACAAGACATTGTAGCACATACACACGCACTTGGCTTTTTAAACATTGTTAAAGTAAACGGTGATGATGCACAAACAGGTATTGATAGCATGGCAGAGGATCGCTCTGTAATCATGCAGGCAAATACAAAAAATGCACAGGTTGAAATGAAGGGTACCTTTGGTATGCCTAACCTAAATAAACTAGACATTCATTTGAAGTGTCCAGAATACAAAGATGGTGCAACTATTGATGTTGTGCATCAGGATAGAAATGGTGTACAAATTCCAACAGGTATACACTTTGAAAATCAAGCAGGCGATTTTAAAAACGATTATCGTTTTATGAATGCAGATATTATTAATGAAAAACTTAAAACTGTTAAGTTTAAAGGTGCTCAGTGGGACGTCGAAGTTTCACCAACACTAGCAAGTGTACAGAGATTTAAAATGCAGGCAACTGCAAACGCAGAAGAAACTGTGTTTACAGTATTAACAGATGGTGCAGATATTAAATTTAAGTTTGGTGATGCAAGCACACACGCAGG